GCCGGGGTAAGGCTGGCCGGATGCGCTAGCATTAATAGGCTTCCCATCTAAGCTCCACGCCATGCCTGACCTAGCGCGGCATATAGGGGATGTTCTAAGGTCTAGCGTCACCTGAACCTGAACACCATCAATAAAATCCCCGTTATTCTCGTAAAACTGCATCTGAGCGGCGTTAGCCATAGAGTGAACCGATGTTCTTACCTGAGACTCAACATTCCGCCGTAGCTGGTCAGAGTTCTGATTCCAGTCTGTGATTATAGAACCTGTTGATTTTCCCGTTATAAAGCCAGCACGAGCAATGTCAGCAAACCTGTTGTAGTAAGATACTTTCTGGCGACCCCACATCTCTGCGGCGGGTGCGCCCATAACTACAGCCTTTTTCAAGCTGGCCTTGACGAAAGAATCAGATACAAGTGAGGTCGCAAGGTTTGACCCTGTAACTAGATTAACTGATTTAGCCGTTGCTGCCGCCGTTGCCCGCGTAAGTCTCTCGGAATCACGCAATGCAGTCTTCTTTGCGCTATCAATATGCTTGTTTATCTCTTGTTTGGCTGTGGCGAGCATCTTGGAGACTTTAATATTCGGGCCAGATTGCGCGAGAATACCGACTAGAATATTGTCCAGCCGGATTAATTCTGCAAGGGCAGTCTTACGCAACCCAGCCTCGAACCTAGTCAGGTTTACCGTATTGCGTACAATTTCCCGCGCCAAAACATCATTCAGGTTCATCAGCGTCCGGCTCCATAGGCTCCGGCTCCATAGGCTCCGGCTCCGGCTCCGGCTCCGGTGCTGGGGCTTCCATGGCAATCTTATCCTGTTCTTCCTCGGAAGTTACCCCATCCGGCACAATTTCCCCGTTCTGCAAGTTGTAGAACAAAGTATCGTATGAAATGCCGCCAGCCATCCAGAGCTGGAGCATAGCAGTGATGGAGCTTGGGTCTATTCGGGAATCAATGAAATCAGTGTTCATCTCTATTGTTACGTCATGCTCAACGACACCCTGCCACGTTAACCAGTAATGGATTAACGTGCTAAACGACTCAGACGCAGCCAAAGAAAGATTGCCCAAAGTTCCCGACTCAGCAGACTGATATATCCGCGCTGTCTCTGCGGCCTCAACTCCTGACCTCGGTGGGCGCAACATTCTCGCGCCCATGGTGGCCATTTGCTCCTGCTTCTCTGCCAATGCTATTTGCAGTGTACCCAAGCCTTGACCTGTAAACTCTAGGAATCCCGCTCTAGCATTCGCCTGTTCGCTAACCCACGCAACCTGAGAGCCAAGTTGTAAGTGTTGGTCAGTATCAAACCCAGCAACCCAAGCAGTAGGCAACCCAGTGTAATGGCGGCCATGCTCAAGATCAGCGGAAGTGCGATAATGGCTGAGATTAATAGCACTAATGCTTCCAAGGACGGGTTCACATACGTCAGGTACATTGCCCAAAGGCGTGAAGAAAACAAACGGTATGTAATCAAGTGGCTCCCCAACATTAACGGGAATAATCTCATCTGTCTCAGCATAGTACACTTCGTCCCTATCGCCAATGGCAGATTCAAATACCGACTGAACATAAATACCATCTATCAACTCCAATACCCTAAATCTAATTTTGTCATCTGTCTCGAATCGCCCGTCCTGCTTGAAATACTTCTCCTCAAGAACCACTAGGGTAAGGACAATATCATCCTCTAAACGCTCGAATCGCCAGTTGATAATGTCCTCTGCCTTGTACTGTACAAAGTACAAATGCCCGCCGTTTTCTTCTCTGGCGCGTTCTACAAGAACACCTGTTCGAGACACCGACACCAGCTCATGCACCACATTACGCATGAAGGTATCCATAGAATACCCGTCCATCGTAACTTGCTTGAAATCAGCGCGGTACTTGTCATCTAGGTTCGTGAAGCTCGGCGGCTTCATAAACATCGCGCCTACCATTGCCTCTCGCGTTCTTTTGGTCGCCTCAAAGTACAAAGCCCGTTCCAAATAGCCAACGTAAAGTTTACGGTCTTCTTGGTCGCGCTCATCACCTAGCATGGGGAGGTATTTCGTGCCTTCGTGCTTTATAGCGCGAGAACCCTTCAAATGGTCGCGCATTTCTTCCCAAACAGCGGCATATTCCCTGTATTCTTCGTGTTCTGTCGTAACGCCCGTCATAGTCTTATAGTCCCTTCAGTCTGCGTACTTTAACCTCTCGGATGCAATTCTGTAACCTATATCTCCACTCATCGGCTATATGGTCTTCTGTCGCTGTATCCAAATCATCCATATCTCTACTGCATCGTGGGGCAACGGGTACTGTTCGCCACCACTGTAAGCATGTATCAAAGCAGATAAAGGCTGGGTGTTCAATGTTACCCTTGGCTGCCGCCTTCAACATTCTACGGCAAGTCTCCCAACCATTCTTCCTAGAACCCGCCCTCTTATCGGCCCTAGTCCACTTCACGCCCCTTCGCGCCATGTTATCACCTATACTCACGCCGTCTTCAGCGGTATAGATACTGGTATCCGCTGGCCCTGCTTTTATTTGCTGGCCACTAAGCATATTCCTGCTAATGAAAACTTCCCGTTCTTTAATGCCAACGGCAACATCTTCAGACAACATCTTAAGCCCTGTATTGGGCTGGCCATTCCAACCGTACCATTCCGCAATGCGAAACACTGTTCCACGTGGAACAATTATCGGGCATCCGTCAGCAGAGAATGCTTCAGTACCGTCAGATTCAGCATACCAAGCGACTGAGAACGGTGCAGAACTGCCCCAATCAAATGCTCTATCAACGCGCCACGACTCTGGGATACGAAAAGGCGGGCATTTGCTTCCATAGCCCCAAACTTTCTGCCCAACTTGGTGTGGCGTTTTAGTATCAATAACATCATCGAACATACCTCCTGCAATGATTGACCAATCGCCCTCTATCCAAGCCTTCACTAACCAAGCGGGGCCGGAATCCTTTAAGCGAGATAAGTACATAGGGTCATTGTTAGCTAGTGCAGGGTTATCCGCCAATAGTGAGGGGATAAATACCCGCTTCTTATATCCGTCAAAATCTGAGTCATATTCCTTTATGATTTCGTAGGGTCGGCCAGCGTCAACGTACCTTGCCTTGACCCAGTTGTGGCCTTTACCGCCGGGGTTTCCGGTCAAACGAAAACGCAATCCTTCAGGGGGAACAACGGCACTACGTAGACAGGCTCGCAGCTTATTGATAGCCGAGGGGGTTGCCCAGTTCGTAACCTCGTCAAAAGCTACCCACGTATACTGATGCCCCTGATAATCGTCTGCGTCATCTTCCCGCTTCAAGTGGCGGAATTTTAAGATAGCACCATTTGGCATACGCAATTCTTGGCCAACGACCCTGCCGCCAATGTCCCACGTGACCGACTTAAAACATTTGACTACTTCTTCAAGTTCTTTGTAGGACTGCCGGAATACAACACCCGCCGCATTACTGCCGTATTTTGCGCTGTGCATAACCCAATCAAGCGCGAGAACAAATGTTTTGCCTCCGCCACGTGCGCCACCAAAAAAGATTTCTTGTATCGGACAGGATAGCAAAGCCGTCTGTGGCCCCGCCTGTGCTGCGAATGTTACAGAAGGTTCTTCCGAATCAAAGGGGAGAATCTGTGCTGTCATCGGATATAAGGCTTACAGGTGAGTTTATCTTTTCCCATGCTTCCTCCGATTGTTGTGCTGGAACTTCTATGACATAACTGCGGGTTTCCACAGTCGTATCTACTTTTTCGTGCCTACCTTTGCGCGTCATTTCGTACCAGCGTATAGCGGCCATGTCGCCACCTTCCGCCCTTCGCAATAAGGCATTAGCGACCCTGACTCCGGCTTCCGCCTCCCCTAGCTCAATGACCTCTTGAATAGCGGGAAACTCTTTGCGCCTGTCATATAAGGTTCGTTCTGACATGCCAATCAATGCGGCCATCTCTTTTTGAGTAAGCCCCATACCAGCCGAACGCCTTAAAATAGTTAACCCTGCATCGTTTATTTCACCCGATGCAGGGTCAGAATAGTCACCAGCTTTAGGGCGACCGAGTTTTGTAACACTGTCACCCACTCAGCTTAACCTGCGCCGGGGGCCAAAGTACCTGCAAACCCCTGCGAAATAAGGCTACGAAGGTTGGCCGTAGTTAGACTACCCGATCCTAAGTCAGTAGCAGCATTTGCTATCGCACTATTTACAGCTTGCACGTTTGCCAGACTCAGTACGTTGCCTGTATCACTCTCGAAATCAGAAATAAGGTCAGCAACAAATTGCCCACCCGCAGTATCCAACATTGTATCTTGGCTCATGCCGTCAACACCTGAACTTCCGCTTGCTTTAGCCATGTTAAACTTCCCCTTATAAAATTTAGTTTAGAACCCTTGGTCAGAGCCTAAGTCAGTTGCAGCGGTAGCCCGATTGGCTACACCAACAAACCGCACATTATGTCTTTTACAGATTTCCTTGCCTAAAGTCAATCCGCGCTCTCCGCCATAGACTAACAAAGTCTCAGGCTTAATTATATCTAAACTTGCTCCAATACAGGCTCGAAAAAGATCGGGGTCAGCACCCTTGGAACCATCTCCACTTTTCATGGTTCTTCCACCTATTGTTTGCAATTGAACAGATACCGTGGGGCATCGCTCTGGGATAGGCTTACAGCAAGCCTCCACACTATCCAAATCCCAATCAATAAGATTCGGGATAACCTCCAATCCGGCCAATTGCCAATACAGGGCGCAATAGAAACTCCGGTACACGTTCCACAGGTTTTTTGGCATAGGCCAGCCTGTAGACCGTGTAAAGTCGGGCATGACCAGCATATTTACTTCGGCATTCATAAAACGCTGTGTATTTTCGCGTAGTTTAGTCCATACGCGCTCAAATCTAACGTCATCAATGTAGAACGATATTAGCGCATCGGCAGGGTCAAGCCCCTTGGTCGATTCCCGCCCAAACAAGTGATAGTACATCTGGCCTTGGGCCAGTGGGCTAGTGCGGTGTCGATTCATCCAGACTACAAAATCGTCCGGTATATGCGGTATTCTCCGAGCTATCAATGGCGGAAGATCATACGGGCCTACGTGCTGGTTAAGATGCAGCTCTAGCCTCTCCTTTAGCTCACGGACACCGGAAGATGACTCGCTAGATTCCTCCAGCTTGTCCCGCTTCGCGTCAGCTTCTTCTTCTGAGTAATTTAAGAAAGCATCCAGCTCTTTCTCACTAAAGCCAATATCCGCTATTTCAACACCCTCGCTATCTAGCCCGATTAGCAGTGCAGACACCGCTTCAAAGTCGTTGCCTGTCATCGCGTTGGTTTGGTTATCAGCCAGCAAGAACTTTTTCTTCTGAGCGTCACTAAGCCCGCGCTTCATTATGGTAGGGCAGGATATATCGCCGCGCTTTTTGTGCGCCATCCAACGGCCATGGCCAGCAAGTATGGTGTTGTTTTCATCTATCAAGATCGGCTGTACCGACCCGCCAGTGTTATCCATAGATTTGGCAACGCGGTCTATTTGCTTGTCTGTATGCACTTTTGCGTTATCAGGATGAGGCTTGAGAGTTATCGGGTCGATGTAGTCTATTTGCAGTGCTGTTTCTGTCATGTTGTTCTCCGTTGTTTGGCGTGTCTTATTCTACAGTTTTCTTTTGACCATGGGCCGTTCTTGTCTGTTCTTTCCATTCTGTTCCCGTCAGTAGCTCTCCCTTTCCATTTGCGAAACCACATTGGCTCCCACTCCTCAAAAGTAAACTCCCAAGTCTCTCCTCGCAGGATTGCTTCCCGTCTAGCAGTGGTGTATTTCCCCAGCTTTGAGTTGGCATATCTTATTTGGGAGCGGGTTCGTTTCATACGCGCGCGTAGAGACTATATATGCTATTTACAATTTTCTTTTTCAAAATAACCTTTCTCCTGCGACTGCTCTGAAACGGGTATATCACTGTAGACTTACATATTACAATAGATAATTATTCGTTGTATATATACTTTTTGGGTGATTTGCTGATATTTAGGACTCTTATAGTGACCCGCCAAACCTGCGCCCCTAAAGGCTTCCGGCGGCCACCTTTCGTATCTTCCCGCTGATATTGGACTGATATTCCTGATATTTGGTGTGTAGCTTTTGGCGACATGACGCTTTTGGCTACATGCCAAGGCGGTATGGATAGTTATACCGACAGGTTTAGCGGGTATAGATAGTTGTACCGTGGTCGGTATAGATAGTTATACCAGTAGGCTATCAGCGGGTATGAATAGTTATACCGCCTTGGGCTGGTGGTATAGATAGTTGAACCGAGGGCGGTATAGATAGTTATACCGACAGGGCTACGGGCGGTATGAATAGTTGTACTCGGTGGGGCTGGTATAGATAGTTATACCGCGAAAGCATGAGAAAAGTCGCTCTGGTATAACTATTTGAACCAAGAAAAGTCGGTTTGGTATAAGTAGTTAAACCACCAAACTTGACAAGCCTGGGAGGCCCAGAATCGCGTTCTAAGGGCTTTTAGCCTTACCCCTACACCTAGCCCTACCCATGGCCTAAACGCCGTGAGAGGGGCTATAGAGGCTCTCAGAGGGCTGTTTTAGGTCTGTTTTGAGTGCTATATAGTACGCGGTACACAGGGCATAGGGCAAAAAACCCTTATAAATCAACGACTTACAAGGCATGAAAAAAAGTAGGGTGTGGTTTAAATAGTTGAACCACTTGAGTTGATTTGGCATGAGAAAAGCATCACAATGGCTGTAAGCCATTGCGGCCCAGACAGGAAGTCGAATGTAAATTGCGGAGAGAAAACGGGATAGGGAACGGCAGTCCACCTGTGAGTATAGATGCCGCCACGCCACGGAATCCCTAGTGCGTGAAAGTCGGGAGCGGCTGCTTAGGCCGTAACATGGTGATCTAGCCATGATCGAAACCTTCGAGGGAGTAGGTAATGCAACAGG